GGCCATGCTGAACGCTAAGCGGTCCCACCAGTACCGGCCAGCGGTCCAGGTGGACCCGGTTACGGCACGGGACACGCTGTCCGAACTGCGCCAGCTCGCCAGCTCTGGGGCTGCAGCCGAGGACGAAGCGGAGGACCAGGGCGCGGCGGCGGTGGCCGAGGCGGAGCGGCTGCTCGGGGCCCGGGCCGTGTCGGGGCCCGGTGGCCACGGGGAAAGCGGAGAGAACGGGGCGGACGCAGAGCACCAGGACCAGCGGGACCAGGACCCGGGGCCCGACGGTCAGGAGCTGGACCCGAGCGGCGGCGGATAAGGAACGCAGGCACGGGCGACCCCGGCATGGCTTGACGGGCGTGGTGTAATTTAAGTACCTACCCGCGACGATTCATTTTCCCTAAAAGACGCTTGAGGTAGCAGGGGCCCATGTATGCAAACGCACCGGCGCCCTGCTGCTTCAGGAGATCGCAGAGATTTCTTGGAGCGCTATGTACAACGAGAACGACCCGGGGGCTGTGGAGTGGCTGAGTAAGTTACAGTCTCGGGGGCTGATAGCTAAGGGAGACATCGATGGTCGGTCGATCGAGGAGCTTAGAGGAGGGGATTGTGGTTCCACGAGTCATTTCTTTGCTGGGATCGGGGGGTGGGCATACGCCCTCCAGCTTGCAGGCTGGGATCCAGCTCGACCTGTTTGGACGGGAAGTTGCCCCTGCCAGCCTTTCAGTACATCCGGAGCAAAACGGGGATTTTCCGATAGCAAGCACCTCTGGCCAGCTTGGTACGAGCTTATCAAAGAGTGCCGTCCTGCAGTTGTCTTTGGAGAGCAGACTGCGAGTGCACTTGGGCGTGAATGGCTCTCTAGAGTCAGAGCTGACTTGGAAGAGTTGGGATATGCCTTTGGGGCTGCCGATCTGTGCGCTGCGGGCATCAACGCGCCGCACCGTAGACAGCGGCTTTACTGGGTGGCCCACGCCGGACATCTCGTTCGCGATGAAGCCAGCGGATTTCGAGGAGCAGCTCCAGGCTTTGTTGGAGCGTCGGGAGAGGACGAAGGAAGCGGTGAGGTCAGGGGAGACGAAGCCGGGTTCTGGTCGGAGTCTGACGTTGCAGATGGCGGCGAAGTCGGTATTGGAGCTGACTTCCTGGACGACTCCGTGCGCGGTGGAAGTGGCAACCCGGACTATGCGTCCGAGCCGCGAGGCTACCGGGAGGAAGACGGACTATCTGAGCCGTCAGGTCTATCAGATTTCTGGGGTGAGTTCGACATTGCAGAGTGCCGTGGGGTCGACGGTTCCGTCCAGTACCGGCGCATTGGACCCGGGGTTCTGCCGGTGGCTGATGGGGTACCCGAAAGAGTGGGACGTATACGTGGGTACGGGAACGCGATAGTGCCACAGTTAGCTGCGGTGTTCATACGTTCGTTCATGGAGGCTGCTGGGTATATGCCTGGGGTAGCTAGGAGTGGGTGGGCGATAGACATACAGCCTGGAGGGGTCGTAGAGATTAGCTGATGCCGTTAGCACCTGAGATAGTCGATTACTTGTTTGGCAAGGTGGAGTTTGAGCCTACGCCGATGCAGCGTGGGATATTGGATTGTCGCAAGCGGTACGTGTTGGTGAGTGGTGGTGAGCAGGCGGGGAAGAGCATGGTGGCCAGTAAGTATCTGCTGAGTCGTTTCATGGAGACAGACGGGCCTGGGTTGTACTGGTTGGTGGCGGCGGACTATGAGCGTACACGGGCTGAGTTTGATTACTTGGTCAGTGATTTCGCTGCTTTGGGGGTGCTTGCCGAGTCTAGCAAGCGTGTTGATCCAGGGCGGATAGTGTTAGCGGACGGGACGCGGATCGAGACGAAGAGCGGCAAGGACCCTCGGACATTGGCGATGAGGGCGCCTAACGGGATCGTGGGATGTGAGGCTAGTCAGTTGGACCATGAGACGTTCTACCGTATCCGGAGCCGTTTGGCGCCGAAGAAGGGGTGGATGTTCTTGAGTGGGACGATGGAGGGTTCGTTGGGATGGTACCCGCAGTTGGCTACTGCTTGGCAGGCTGGTGCGGGGGATGAGCAGAGTTTCATGTTGCCTAGTTGGAGCAATCATCATTTGTATCCGGGTGGGAGGGAGGACCCGGAGATACTTGCTCTCAAGGATAACAGTCCGGACGAGTTCTTTTTGGAGCGGATCGAGGGGATACCATGTCCGCCGACCGGGTTGGTGTTCACGGAGTTTCGTGCTGACTTGCATCTGGAGGATGTCAGATACGAGCCCGGCTTGCCTGTTTACATATGGATGGACCCTGGGTATGCGGGGGCGTATGCGGTAGAGGTGGTACAGATCGTAGATGAGCAGGTGAGGGTTATAGATGAGATCTACGAGCGAGGACTTGTTACTGAGGAGATTATCAGAGTTTGTCAGTCGCGGGAGTGGTGGCAGGACGTACAGTATGGGGCGATTGATGTGGCTGGTACTCAGCATCAGGCTATGGCGGCGCCGACAGAGGTGTGGTTGAAGGAGACGGGGTTATATCTGGCGAGTCAGCGTGTGCGGATCAATGAGGGTACAGAGCGTTTGAAGGGTTTCTTCAAGCCAGACCCTTTGAGTGGCAGGCCGAAGATAGTGATATCTCCCAGGGCGATCGGGGTGCTCAGTGAGCTTGGGGCTGCGCCTAACCCGTTCGATGGTCAGACGCGGGTATACAAATGGAAGACAGACCGTGATGGGAATATCGTTGGTCAGAGCCCGGAGGACAAGTATAATCACGGGGTGAAGGCGCTGATATACGGGATCGTGGACCGTTTCGGGTACGGGGCGGTACGTGATCGTGAGCGTATCAAGGTTAAACATTGGTGATGTATGGCTAAAGCTGATTGCGATCCAGACGAGATCATGCAGGCTGTCCAGCGTCATGCTGATGAGACTGACGCTTTGCGTCAGCGGATGGAAGAGGACTATGACCTTTATCGTTTGACTCCTTTTGATGCTGGAGATGGGTATCAGTCTTATACCAGTAACGAGCCTCAGACCTATGCGGACAAGATCATCGGTTGGATGGCAGCTCACAGGTTGATCGTGAGCGTCCCTCACCGTGGGGATGCTTTGCAGGAGAGGGAGCGTAACGACCAGAAAGAGAGGTTCTTGATCGGGCTTCTGAAGGCGGTTGACGAAGAGTTGACCATGAACCAGTTGGAGCCCAAGTTACAGCAGACTTTGTCGTCGATGATCTGTTTGCGTGGTTGGTTCGCTGGTCGTGCATTGATCGCCAAGGATGAGGATGACGAATCGACGTATGTGAGCGTGCAGCCGTGGGACCCGATGCACACGTACTGGAGTCTTGGTAAGCGTGGTCTGGACTGGGCTTGTTACAAGATGAGGCGGACATTACAGGAGATCAGGGCTGAATACCCTGATTTTGAGCTTGATGAGTGGACTGTAGGCAACCAGAACCCGGACGACGTCGGGTTGGACGTCTATGACTACTACGACCGTGAGCAGAACTGTGTGGTCATCCAGGGTAAGTTCGCCAAGAAGCCGCAAGAGCACGGCGCTGACAGGGTGCCGGTGTTCTTGGGGATGGTAGGGGCGATGCCGCGTCTTCAGGGTCGTTTCAACGGACGTTTGGACCCGGACATGATCGCTGAGTACGGGGAGAGTCTCTTCCGTGCCAACCGGGAATTGTACGAGAAGCACAATTTCACCATGTCCGTGATGATGGAGATGGTGGCCCGGGCCCAGAAGCAGACTGTGTTGGTGCGTTCTAGGGACGGTTCTAAGTCCCTGGACGAGGACCCTTACCAGGCTGGCAGCGAGATAAGCCTTGCAGAGGGCGAGAACGTGGAGCCCTTGGGTCTACTTGAGATAGCCCGGGAGACCGGGGCTTACATGGGGTTGGTTTCGAGCGAGTTGCAGCGTGGATCGTTGCCTCATTCGGTGCATGGGGAGCTGCAGTTCCAGCTTTCTGGGTTTGCGATAAACACATTGAGGCAGGGTATCCAGACAGTGCTAGAGCCCCGTCTGGACGCTCTAAGGACCTGTTACACGCAGATATGTAACTTGCTATCTGACCAGTATGCCAGTGGGTCGTTCGATGCTATCGAGCTCTCTGGTTTTGCTAAGAACCGCCAATGGTTCAGCGAGGAGATCACCTACGAGATGATCGAAGGCGTAGGTGCTCCTGAGATCGATTTCGTGGGCAACCTGCCGCAAGACGAGATGTCCAAGATGAGCATGGCGCAGATGGCCCGTGAGGGCCAGATGCCGCTCCTTGACGACCGTACCATACGTGATGAGATCCTGGGTTTGCAGTCTGCGGACGAGGTAGAGAACCAGATCAAGGAGCAGATGGCGGAGCGGATGCTCCCGGAGGCTGCCATGTGGACCATAATGAAGGCCACTGAGGAACGTGGCAGGTCTGATCTGGCCCAGTTCTACATGGGTGGGTTGATGGAGATCATGCAGCAGAAG